TTTTTTAAATTCATTAAATAATCTCCAATCAATTCTAAAATTGCCGATTATACAACTTTTTATTATTTCCTTAAAATTATTACTTAATAATGCCTTTTTAATATTTATAGCTTCTTCAATATTATCAACTTTAATTGCCATACTATTTTCAGACATACCATATTTTCCTTCCATATCAATAATAGCATCATTCAATCCATTATCTCCAAATATAACTTTTGAAATACCAAAATGTCCTTTATCGTTAATACTTGAATATATATATCTAATTCCACTTAATGGAATTGTGTGTATAATAGGATATTTATATGTTTCATTTTGTTGTTTTGATATATATTTTTTATTGTCTGAACCATAATTAGAACGATTATAAATGATAGAACACGCTTCATTATCATTAGCTAATATTTTTTGTATTAAATCAATTTTTGAATTTGGCAACCAAGACAATTTACTTAAGTCATAATCATTTTGTTCTCCATTTTCATCAATAATAATTGTTTGTTTATAATGTTTCTTTTTTTCAATTAAATACCAATCATAACGAGTTCCGCAATTAAATACTTTTTGTCCGTCTTTTATTCCGTGTATCTCTAAATATAACATTTGATTATCTACACACATTAAATTATACAACCCATAAAATTTACCCTTTTCGGTATTTGGTTTTCGCCAACCTGGAGGATGAACGAATAATAAATAACCATTTGGTAATAACCATTCATTAAGACACTTCTTTGTAAAATCTTGCCATATAGTATTTCCTGTAGCGGTATCCCCACTTGAATTATATGGAGGATTTCCACCTATCTTATTAAAACCATTAATATTCCACTTATCTTCAATATTTAATTCAAGAGTATCTCCTGTATAATTATTAAATTCAAAATCTAATTCATCTAACCCACAATAGCTTTGAACATGACATTTCATTATTTCTGTTGTTATGAAAACATTTAACGCAGTTAGATCCGCATAATAGATACACTCAGTCATAATAACACGACATCTTTCAATTTCATCAGGATACATTTCTTCAAGACCTTTATAAAATCTATCAAATATACCTAATACAAAATTTCCTTTACCACAGCAAGGTTCAAATACTTTTTGAGGTTTTTTCCAAAACTCTAATGGCGTTGAGTTTAGCATGTCATCAACCAATTTAACAGGCGTTGGAACTTCTGCGTTTTGTTTTTTTTCATCATTTGTAGGTATAAAATGTTTTTCAATAAGCTCACGCAACTTATTAGCAGGGGCTATGCTATAAATCTCACGAATGTTATTAACAATTTCAGCATTATTATCTATAATATTGTTCATTATATTTACTATAATAATATAATTATCTTTATTTAATTCAATTTTTTTGTCTTTTAATAATGAAATAATTAATCTCCCTGTTTTTTCACTTGTAAATATCTCCTTGAAATCAAATAACTTATATGACCTTGAAATTAACGCTAATAATGGAAATAAGAAACTCTTACACATTTCGTAAGTTTGGTTAATCAAAAGTTCAATCTTAGCGGTTTCTTCTTCATTTAACTTATTGTCATATTCTTTGGCATTATCAATATCGTCAGGAGCGTCAATTTGAACCTTTGTTTTATCGCCCTTAGGACAATCTTGTTGTTCTCCTTCTAAATCTTTATTTATTTTTTTTAATTCTCTTTTTTGAAAATCTATTTTTATAAAATCACGCATATCATCATCACAAATGAGATTTTCTAAGAAAGGTGTATCATCAATTTCTTTCATAATGTTTTCTGCTTCTTTTTGGTAGTAAGACATTATCTCAATTGTTGTCAATTTTCCGTTATTAATTTGTTGTGGATTAAATAAGAATATATTGTGTTCAAATAAATAGTATAGTATTTCCGCATTTGTTTTAGTTGTTTTTGTATTTCTTCTATGTTTTTGAATTATATCAACCAAATACAAATAAGTTCTTTGAATATTCATATCTACATTTATTCCTATTGTTTTACCATCTGCTTCTGTTAAAGCTCTTGAAAATCTTTGTTTTTGATTGTCTAAATTGTGTCCGTCATCTAATGATATTGTAGCATCACAATCTGTATATGTAATGCCTACGCTTCCTTTATTGCCTAACAATAAAATACAACCTTTTTTATTTTCTGTTTTTGTCTTATTCATTATCGTTTGTATGTATTCATTATATTCTTCTTTGACATTTCCAGTATCTTCTGTTGAATTAGAATATTCTATACTATAGTCGCTCCATAAATTATGTGTTTCTAAAAATTGTTTGAATGTTTTTTGTAATAATGATATTGTGTTATTTCTTGTATGAGTTGGAAGATACATGATAAATAATAATGGTTTTTCAATTGTTGATTTTCTTGAACCACGACTTGTTTGTGTATTTTCAATTTGTTTCATAATTGTTTTTCTCATTCTGTTTGTTGAAATAATACAATCAAAGAACCCTTTTAATATATCTATTCCATCAGTAGTTTTACATAATTCAAATTCTTCCGCATATTCTACTTCACCCTTTTCATTAATAATTTGTTTTAACGCAAATAACGAACCACAATTATAACCAAAATTAGTTCCATATTTAGCGTTGTATTCGTTTATCTCCGTAATTAATAATTCAGGAATAGAATGTTTCATTAATACCTGAGTAGGATGTTTAGAGTAATCTTTATTTAGAGTTTCATTTTCTAAACACTCTGTAAATGTATTTCCATGACGACTAACCATATAATCAATTATATCTTCTCTATTTTTTACTGCTGGTTTTATCAATTCTTTCATAAATGCTTCATCTTCAATTTCCCATTCATAAATACAAGAACTATGAATGCCATAATATTTTTTTGTTTTATCTGCTGTTCCTGACGCAAATATATTTAGTTTTATATTTTTACGAATTTCTTCAACATCACTATCAACATCTAAAATTTCTGTTTTTGTTTTATCGGTTGATGATCCTTGATGTGCTTCGTCAGTAATAATTGCGTCAAAACCCATTTTTTTTAATAAATCTTTCTTCTTGCTTTTCCCGTCTATTTTAAGATATTGAACGCTACAAAAGACAATACCATTAAAGGTTTCGTCAATTGTATCAAATTCTTTCTGTAATTTGTAATTAATATTTTTGAAATCAATATACTTTTCTAAATCATTCATAAAACTATTTATAGTTGCTGGAACAGATGTCATTATTAGTATTTTTTTATAACCATGTTCCAATAAATATTTACATATTAATAACATAGTGATACTTTTACCGCTTCTTGGTTTATGTGCTATACACCACATTTTATGTTTATTTGTCAAAAACGACTTTACAAATTTTATTTCTGTCATTTTTTGATGTAATTTTTTTGTTAATTGTTGTCTTGGTGATAATAAATATTCCGCATTAATGAAATCAATAAATCCATCAATACTTAATACATTAGTAAATCTTTGACAAAACACATCTAAACCTTTAATAACATCTTTTTCATCAAATAATAAATCATTTTCTATAATTTTATCGTGTATTTGTTTGTCAATATTTAATTTATTTTTGTATTTGTGTTTTATAACAACTTCTTTATCCTTAACAACTAATCCAATTTTATAGTCATCTGTTATATTTTGCTTGGTTATTGTGTTGTCTATTTTTGATACATCAGTTTCACTATACTTGTTTTTATATTTAATTGTAAATAAAACAAGACTTGTTCCCTGTTTTATAGCCATATCAACAATATTATTTCCTCCTCCATCAACCTTTACCTTTAACAAAGAATTAATATTTTTAATTTGTTTTAAGTTTTGTAATTGTCCGTCATAAATTTCTGTATAGTTTATATTTTCTATACACTTTAGAATGATAAGGATTTGACAAAGGGTTTCAAAAATCCATCCTTGTCTTCTTTCATCATATAATTCTTTGTTTTCCTTCATGATCACATCAAATAATTCTTTACCTGTTAATTTTGTGTTTGCCAACATATTTGCCAATATATCTTTACGAAATACTTGATTAATAAATACATTTTTTTCTTCATCTTCAATTATTAACTTAAACTTTTTAGTCAATCTCTTAACCTTTTTTGTTTTCTTGATAACAATAATTTCTTCCTCACCATCAGCAATATTAATCGGTTGAAATTCACTCATCTTTTACAAGTTATAAAGTATTGTGTTTAATAGTATATTGTATTTATTATTTAATAAAAAGTAAATCAATTTTTTTATTAAATATAAAAGTTAATGTTTTCTATGTTTGCGAGTTCTGCGATGCTTGGTTTTTCTATGACGACGAGTTCTTCTTGGCATATTAATATATTAATATATTGTAATATTATAATTTTGTAAAAATATATTTTTGAGTTCTTAAATATTTATTTTCTTTCTCATCAAAAAATCTATATTCTTTACTTTCTAAATTATATTTTTCTTTTGTCAAATGCTTTATTATTGACAACCAAGGTCTTTTAATTTTACTTGGTTCCCCAACAGCTTTAATTCCATTAAAACTATAATATTTTCTTATTTCAGGAATAAGTTCCATTATTTGTTTTTGTTTATCATATTCATTATCTAAATCACACAAATTAATTATATTATTATTCTCTAAATCCAATATTTTTATAATTTTATCTACAATTTCTTCCTGTTCTTTTTTATACAATTCACTTTTTAGACGCATTACAATATACTTAAACTAATAAATAAATTTTAAGTATATTATTTATAAATTTTTAATTTTCTTCGCCTTGTTGATGGTTTTCTGTTATAAGTAATATGTTCTTTCGTTCCGTAAGCGTGTTGAAAATAATTTCTATAGTTTTCAGGTTTTACTCTTTCAATCGCATTTTCCACATTCTTTTCTAATTGTTCGTAATTTTCTACATTCCTGTTCTTTTTCATATAGGTTTTGATTTGATTAAAATATTCTTCTATGGCGTCCGTCTTAGGTGTATAAGGGATACAGAATAAATATGTATTGCCACTTTTAGTTATAGCATTTTTTATTAATTCGTTATTATGACTTCCAGCATTATCCAAAATAATAAGATGATCTTTGTAATTTGAGAATATATGTTTTTCTAAAAATTCTAATAATCTTTCTTTTGTCATACCTCCCTTTTCATATAATTCTTTTCCAACGCATTTTGTCTTGCTTATTGCTACAAGCAAAGTAAATTTACGAAATACAAATTGATTGCTTGTTTTTATTATACAACGCTTACCTAAATTACATCTACTATAAGTTGGTTTCAAAGCAGAACCAACGCTTGTTTCATCTAAACAAATAATTTTATTGATTGGAAATTGATTTATTTTACTATAAAATTTATTTAACTCGGTTTGTTTATCAATCGGTTTCTTGTATCTTTCATTAGGAAAATGCTCGTGTCTTGTTCGTTTTCTTGTTTTATTATTATCCCTCACAATCTGTCCTAAATGTTGAGGTGTAATATCAAACGATGGATACTTCTTTTTTATATCAACAGCTAATTCATTCATAGTAAGTTGTTCGTTTTGTTTCAATAATTCTAACGCAGTATTTACTTGTGGTTTAGTAATTTTATAAGACATTTGTTTTCGGTTTCTTCTTGTAAGATTTTTAGAAGTTTGGTATCTTTTAATCCAATCTCGTAATGTAGATTTCTTACAATCAAATATTTTACAAGTTCGTTTGTATCCATCTCCTTTATCGTTGTTTAAGTAATATTTAACCGCAGAATTTTTATAATCTTCTGTCTTATGTTTAGTCATCTATATTATTTACAGAAAAATATATAAATTCATCAAGGGTGCGGTTTTAAATCTTCAAGGGTGTAAATGGGGAATTATTTAATACAAATGGGGTTTCAAAGGGGGTACCCCTTTACTTTAGAGACGTCGTCAGAAATTCCATCAACGTGTCTTTTGATACCTTGGCGTCATAGTCCACTTTTTGGTTTCCTTTTACCAATATAATAGTCGGGTAACCTTGTACATTAAATTTATCGGCTGTCGCCTTATCATTATCGCAATCAACCTCTACAAAATTGATGCGATAGCCATGAATTTTATTATCACCAATTTCGCTTTTAAAATCCTGCCATATAGGCATTGATTTCTTACAATGCGGACACCATGTCGTGTAAAAATAATACAAGTCTACTACATCAGATGTAGAGCCTTTTTGAATATATTCATTGTTGGCTACATACGACGGATTAATTTTAGCACTTACAAAGCGTCTATATGTGTAAAGTGCAGCAGCAATAAAAAAAAGAGTTATTATAAAGACCACCATATATTGTTTATTTAAAACAACACGTTTCAACATATCTCTAGCTCTATCCATTATTTATATATATATTATGTTAGAATAATTATCACCATTTATTAAACGAATTATATATAAAGATTTGTTGTGTTTATTATATATATAAATAAAAATATAAACAATAAAAATGCTATTCAAGAATAAATCGGGAAATTATATTGAAGTACTGCGTAATCAGTATACAAATGATACAGCATATTATACAGCAATAATGAATGCTAAAGGTTACGATAGTGTTGGATTGCACGTAAATGAACTAGATAGGATTATGTCTATTATCAAAAGGACGTCGTATAAAATCTAAAAAAACAAGGTATAAAACACGTATAAAAACAAGGCCAACATCGAAATACATAATGTATAGCTTAATAGAGCATTATTGCGAATACCAGATAGTTTTTGATCTCTAAATATATCTGGCATATTTTTTATCAATTTATTCGTTTCTGAACAATTTTTAGTTAAAGCATATCCGACGAGTAGTAAAGCTATTAATTTTCCAACGACTATTGTAGTAGCACTTAAACCTATTGGAGCAATTGTGGTAATGACAATTAATAATAGGGCAAGAATAATAATGATGTATACAAATTTAGTATTGTCGGAATAAGTGTGAAAGGTAGTAGACATTTCTTTTCGTTATATAAATACTTTTTACAAAATACTTTTGAGAAAAGTATCGCAAAACAGCTTTTGAGAAAAGTATCGCAAAACAGCTTTTAAGAAAAGCTTGGCAAAATCTTATTCAAAAATATATCGCAAAACAGCTTTTAAGAAAAGCTTGGCAAAATCTATCATACAATTTTACCTCACTTTTTACCATACTTTTTTGTCATATTTTTTTGCGATACTTTTTTCTAAAAAGTATTTTGCGATACTTTTTTCTAAAAAGTATTTTGCGATACTTTTCCCCAAAGTATTTTTTTGTAAAAAAGTATTTTCTAATTATACTATAGTGTAGATGACAGACCATAAAAAAACAAAACGAATCTTTAAAAAAAAAGATTATTATAGTGGTGATGGTATGATGACTGCGATATGGGGGCCAAGCATGTGGCATTTTTTACATACAATGTCGTTTAATTATCCAATAAAACCAACAGAAGATGATAAAAAGAATTATAAAGAATTTATTTTAAATTTACGTCATGTTTTACCCTGTAAGTATTGTAGACAAAATTTGACTAATAATTTAAAAGCAAGTCCATTAACTATAGCTCATATGAAGGATCGAGACAGTTTTTCCAGATATATTTATAAATTACACGAAACCGTGAATAAAATGTTAGGAAAAAAGTCTGGTCTATCTTTTTGCGATGTGCGTGAACGTTACGAGCACTTTCGTTCGCGTTGTACTGATGAAAAACCAAAAGTATT